CAAAGAGATAGAGGCAGAGTTACAAAAAGAAAGAGAAGCAAGGATAAGAATGGAAACAGAATTAAATCTGTTTAACAAAGCTGCTCAAGCCCTACAAAATAAAAAAGAAGAAGCTCTAGAAATAAATCCATTAGATGAAGAAGCTCACTCTTATTATGTAAAGCAAATAAACAATCTTAAAGCTGAGTTTGAAACAAAGCTAGAGCAAATGAACAAAGTACAGACTCAATCACGTTTTGAGACGACTGTAAACAATCAAGCAGAATCTTTTAAGAAAAAGCATGAAGACTTTGAAGATGCTTACAAGTTTGTAGTAGACACTGAAATTAAAAATGCTCAAATAATGGGATTAGATGAAAATGAAGCTTATGATTTTGCTATTGCTAAGTTGCAGCCAATTGCTTGGAATATTTACAATAAAGGTGGCAATGTTGCTGAATCAGTGTATAATATGGCTAAGAACTATGGATACAATGCCAAAGGAGCTAAAAAAGGTTCTAATGTTGATCTTAATAGTATCAATAAGAACATTAAGCGTTCCGCATCAGTTATGGATGATATACCTGCTGCGATAACTTCTATGTCTGACTCTTATGAATCAGTAACTACTGTAAAAGGTTTTGAGAAATTAAAGAACGACAATGGCAGAGGCGTAGATTCAAATAAATTTAGAAAAGCATTAGAAAACATTGCAAAGAGGAAATAACATTGTGGATATGAAAACAACAATAAAAACGTTCGATAATGGAAATAACATAGTATTTTGGGATGAAATAGACGACAAAGAATTCTATTTAATGAGCCCAGATGGGACTAAAGTGAAGTTTTTATTAGAAAAAGATGGAGATACAGAACATATAATGGTTGTTGAAGATGAAATAACATTAGAAAAAACTGAAATCATGGCAGCTAAATTAGCAGATAAATTTAAAATGACATTCGAAAAACTAGACGTTATAACTTTAGAACAATTACAAGCTATAATAGATGGGATTATTGGTTATAAAATGATTCAAAAGAGGAAATAACATTATGAATAAAATGAAAAAGGATAAGATTACAAAAGTAACAACAATAATAATGCATTGGGCAAACCTTTTTATGGTTCATACGCTTATATTGCTTGCAATAGATAAATTTTATCCTTTGTCTTTAAAGGGTGTGGGTATATATTGTTTAATTGCAATTATTATAGAGCTGTATCCTAAAAAAGATAAAAAAAGTAATGTTAAAAGTGTATTACAAAGTCTTATAAACCAAACTCAATACAGGCCAATTGTGTTAGAGGAATATTTAAAACTACCTTCTTTATCAATTGTGCAAGTTGTTAATTTGCTATTAGATCAAGAGCCAGTAAATATAGAATATGATAAGCCAAAAGAATTTAGCACGCTATTATTAAAATATTTAATGCCTAACACTAAATCTAGAGAAATAATTGATGCTATTTATTCTAGCTTATATTCTAGTTATTCTTTTGAAGTTGCAATTGATAAAAATAGTAATATAGATATTTATTCTTTAACGCAAGACAACCCAACTATGTATTTTGACACAGTAAATGTAATCGATATGGTGTTATCAAACAAAGACTTAAAGCATTTAACTAAGAAGCACATATATGAAGAATTGAAATTAGCACAAAAGTCGCTAATATCTTCCTAAAATATTACAAATGATCTTTAATGGGATATATCACGTCTTACATAGTAACTGTTGTATTGCTGATAGGTATAACAGCAATATGCTATTTCTTTACAGACGCAATTAAAATAGGCCTAATAGTCTTTACTGTTTTATTTTTGTTTATTGTTTTGCCAGAAATCAAATGGACATATAAACAATATAGAAAGCAAGAAGCTGAAAAAGCCAATAAAAAACGCAAATCCAAAAAAGCTAAATAACAATTATTTATTTTTAATTTGTTAAGAATATGTTGCAATCTTCACATCCTTAATTTACTATTTTATACGTGAGTCTACTTAAGCCAGCGTATGGCTTCTATTCGTGAGTCAACACGGTAAACATGGCAGAGCTTAGCAACTCTATAAAAGGTTCGTGAGTCAGCACGGTAAACATGACACGCCACAGTATAGACAATCACTCATCATCATAACAATATAAAATAGGTTTTATACTATGTCCGTTACATATTATAATTCCGCTGATCCGCAGAGTGTCAAGCTTTGGAGCAATAGAGTCTATCAGGACTTTGTTACAGATACCTATATGCTCTCATCTATGCTGGAAAGTGGAATTGTGTCCAAACAAGATCAACCATCAAGAGGAGCAGGCGAGAACGTAACTGTTTCTTTCTTACAAAAACAAGAAGGCTACGGTTTAGTTGGTAACCAAGCTGCTAGTGGTCAAGAGCAAGCACTACTTTACTTCACTGATCAAGTTATTATAGATCAATTGCGTTATCCATTAGGAATACCAAATACAATGACTATCTCTCAACAAAGGGTTGTATATGATTTCCCAGAGGATGCATACAGATCATCTATGAACTGGTTATCTGAAAGAGCTATCCTATCTGTGTTTAATCAGTTAGCTGGATTTAATCCTAATAGCTTCACATGGGGTGGATTGACCTACACTAACTACATGCCTGCAACAAAGATATTGCAAGGTATGAACCCTGTTAGCGCACCTAGCTTAAACAGAGTGTATTATCCTAATAACTTGACATCTGATGAAGAAGTATCGCAAGATAGTACTGCTACATTTAAGCTTTCAGATATACATCAACTTGAATATATGGCTTCTACTTTACAACCATATATCAGACCAATATCTGAATCATCTGGTATAAAATACCACTTATACGTGCATACTTCTGTATGGATTTCAATGCTTCAAGATACTAATTCTCCTATACAATTTAGGGACGTTTTCAGTGGACAAGTACAAAATGGAGATACAAATGGTACAATTGCAAGATCATTTGATTATTCTCAAACACGTATATTTGTTTCTGACAAATTGCCACAAGGAATAGACGATAGCGGTAACGTTTTATCTAATGTTAGAAGATCTATTTTCTGTGGACGTGACGCAGCTGTACTATCTCTTGGACAAGGCTATAGTGACGGCACAGAGACAATCCCGGGCTTTATCATAAGGGAAGAAACATATGACATACAAAACTTAAGACGTATGGCAATCAATGGAATATGGGGAATTAAGAAGGTTCGTTTTGCATCTACACAAGCTGTCCCAAATAGTACAGTCAACATAGATCATGGTGTAATAGTTATGTCTAACTACACCAATCTAACGTATCAAAGTTAAGAGGTGAAAAATGGCTAGTTATTCTTATACAAATCTACAAGTCCAATCGCCTTGGATTGCAGGAGAGACTTTTACTGTTGGAGCTTATTTCAACCTTGCTAGTACAAATAGTTCTGCAGGTGTTGCAAACGGTGATACTATTACAGCTGCTGGCCTAATACCAGAGGGAGGGGTTAAAATCCTTTCTGTTCTTGTTACAGGCGCTGAAATGGATAGTAACTCATCTCCAAGTGGGACTTTCTCATTAGGCGATACTCTATCTGATTCTAATGCTGCTGCTAGATATATACTGGGTGCTTCTTTGGGTACTAACCTATCTAATGCGCAACTAGTTCAATATCAAAACGTAGCACCTACTGTGACAGATGGAGCTTGGGTAAAAGGGGTTGGTTATGTTTACAATACAAACCAAAACTCTAACGCGACATCAGGTAACGTTGGCGCTAAATTAACTGTTACTGCTTCCCCTGCAACTGCTGCAACAAGTGGTTACACTTATCTTTATATTACTTACGCTTGCGTAGGAAACTCATAAAGAAAAGAGGGCAGATATGGCACTGACTTTTAGTCAAATGACACAACAGATACTAGCGGAAACATATAGAGACGCTAGCTTTACTACTGCTGTGGAAAACGCTATTACCAGTGCCATAAAAGAATTAGAGATAAATCAACTGTTTATAAACGTCGCTGAAGCAACATTAGATTTACCTATAGGATCAGACAACGTAGAACTACCAGAAGATTTTATTTCTGTTCTAGAAATGCAGTTAATCATGAGATTAGAGGGGGCTACTCCCCCCAGCTCACTTCCATATACAATAATAAACACAGCTGCAACAGGTTTTAGAGAGGTAACTTTCTGGGAGTTGCAAACATATAAAAACTATTACATGGCCTATCAAACATATGGAGGCGTCCCTTATGCTTGGGCACTATGGGGTAATAAAGTATATGTAGCACCCTATACACAAACAGGTTATTCATTGCGCTTATTTTATTACAGACGTGATGGCTTCTATCCACCTTATGCAGACCCTAATTACATATCTTTATGGATGGGAGACTTTACGCAAGACGTTACAAGATACACAGCAAGAGGAATATTCTACAGGGATTCATTACAATCACCTGAATTAGCGGCGTCAGACTTTGCCAAAGCAGAAGACGCATTATCGAAATTAAAAGCCCGTAGCGGTCAACGGGAAGTAATTAACACATTGAGTTTATAACATGAGCACAACAACACCTAACTATGGCTTTGTATTACCAACACCTAACAGCCCTATTGATGCTAACACATGGGGGGTCTTGTTAAATGCTGGCAACTTTACACCTATAGACACATACTTAAAAACAACTGCGCTATCTAACATATCAAACACAGCCCCTACTATTCCAGCGGGAGCTCCCCTTGCAGGACAGGCTTGGATTGATACTAATAGTAGCTCTACAACAGCATGGTATACAAAAGTGTATGATGGGGCTCAATGGGTTACAACAGGAACAATTAATCCTACTACTCATACCTTTACAGCATCAGGGGTTGGATCTAGTGGAGCTGTAAATATCGTTACCTTTACTTCTACAGGTACTTATACACCATCCTCAGGCATGACCAAATGCGTGATAGAATGCTGGGGCGGAGGTGGTGGAGGTGCTGGTGCTGGGGGAAGTTCTTCACCTGGAGGCGGTGGTGGTGCTGGTGGCTATAGTCAAACATTATCAACTTCTGCATCAGTTGGGTCTTCTCAAACAGTAACGATTGGAGCAGCTGGTACTGCAGGAGCAGCAACTCCTACAGCTGGAGGAAATGGCGGATCAACAAGTGTAGGATCTTTATGTGTGGCAAATGGAGGAAGTGGTTGTACAACTGGCTTTGGTAATGTAGGAGCAGGAGCTGTAACTACTTCAACTGTAGGAAATATTTTAACTCTTAATGGACAATCAGGGTTTTCTGGAGCCTATCCGTTTTTTAATGGTGTAACTAACTATTGGATTCAAGGAGGAAGGGGTGGAAGCACTATTGTTGGAAATGGGGGGGTGTCACCTGTAGTTTCTTATCCTTCAACCCAGGATGGAGGTGCTGCTCAAGGTTATGGCTCTGGTGGTGGTGGTGCTACAAATGGACAAAGTGGTACTGCTAGAGCAGGGGGAGCAGGAGCTGGGGGCTTAGTCAGAATAACAGAGTACTTCGGATGACATTATTAGGTAAAAGAATTGAATTACCTATTAATCCTTTAGTCAATCCATTAGAAGATTCGACTGAATTAGATACTATATATTTTACTGATACTGATAAAGTTCGTTTTCAAAATGGCAAATTACGTAAGCTAAAAGGATGGAATAGAATCTTTAGTGCAAATGGGCAACGAATACTAGGTGCTGCACGTAACATATACTCTTTTCGTGATGCTAGTGGTAACCCTGCAACCATTATTGGCACATCAAGATCTCTATATATCAATTTAGAAGACGGAAACATGTATAACATCACTCCTTTGTTACTTGAGGAGGTAGACATACCTGATTCACTTAGTACTGAATATAATGCCTCTGTAAACGTCACAGTGAGCACAACGATAAATAGCCCTGTGGTTACCCTTAATGTGGTGCAATATTTAAACTCAGGGGAAGAAATAGAAATATCAGGTGTAAGCGGTACAATAAATGGAATAGATGGATCTCTTTTTAATGGTACGTTTGCAGCAACTGTAATAGACAATCAGACAATACAAATAGTAGTAAATGGATTAGCAACAAGCACAGGCGATGCTGTTGTTAATATGACTTGGGCAACATCTTACATATATGTCACAATACCAAATAACTCCTGCATGTTTGGGGATAGATTTAAGCTTAATGACGCAGTTGATTTAGCTAATATCCCAGCTGCTAATATAAATGGTGAGCAAATCATCAGCAATACAGTTAATAATGACACCTTTGTGTTTCAGCCTGCAACATCTGTTATTGCAGACGCATTAGAATTAGATGCAGGGGGAACAGATATAACAATACAATACCAAGTGCCAGAAGGAAATACAGACGGCTCTAGTGGATATGGTTACGGAGGAGGGCAATACGGTAGTGGGGTATATGGCAGCCCTTTACCTTTTACTAATCAGGCAGCTAATACAGCACCTAGGGTTTGGTCTATGGATAAATGGACTAATAGTATAGGGGCTGAGTATATCGTGTTAACTTGTGGGGATGCAGTAGGCAGCGCAGACGGTAATGGATCTAACTTGTATTGGTGGCCTATAGAAGACGTTTACGATAGTGTTTTAACAGCACCTACTCTTATTACACCTACCCCTGCTTATGGTGGTGCACCTATGTTTGTTAAATGTGTATATACTTCTAATAATATTGTTTGTACTTTGGGGGGCGCTTCTTATCCAGATGGAGGCGCAATTCCTACTACGGGGTTTCCGAATTACTTTTGCTCAAGCGATGTGGGGCAATTAACTGATTGGGCACCTTCTCCTAGTAGCTATGCATTCTCAACATATATAGACCATGCCTCTGCGTTGATTTCTCAAGCGTCTACAAGGGATAGGGATGTTATATTCACAGAGGACGAGTTGTATAGAATAATATTTGTAGATAAGCCTTCAATTTGGTTTATAGAAAAGCTTTTTACAACAGATGGTATAATGGCATGCAAGGCAAGAGCTGAAATAGAAGATGCAGTCATTTGGATGGGCAAGGGAGACTTCTTTGTGTTTGATGGCACGACAGTAGATATATTACCAAACAACACAATTAAGAGATATGTATATGACAATTTAAACGAAGCTCAATATCAAAAGTGTTTTACCTATGCGAATACTTTATATAACGAGGTTTGGTTTTTCTATCCAGCGGGGGATGATAATGAGCCTAATAATTACGCTATGTATAATTATAAAGAAAAGACTTGGGCTATAGGTACGCTACCAAGAACTGCAGCAGAAGAGCCACTTAATATTAGTCCCACTCCTTACATGATAGAAAGCAATATAGAATCATTTATAGAGCCAGAATCTATTCAGTCTTATTTCTATGCGTTAGCATCTAATAGTATTGTAACAGAAAACGGACAGGCAGGCATAAACATATACCTTATTGCAGAAGTTTACTTTAAAGAAGGGGATTACATTCAAATATCTGGTGCTGAATCAGTGGGGGGAATACCTGCAGATGACATAAATGGAATCAGGCAAATAATGAATGTTTCAATTGTAGAATCTACAGGTTATGGTTCTGGTTTATATGGAGCTGGTAACTATGGAGAAAGCGCAGCATACAATCTTGTGACTTTAAATGTGACTGCAGGAGCCACTGCAACAAGCACAGCAGTGGGGGGCGGAGATAACGTTACAGTTGGCACTTCTATCATAGGACTTAATATAATAAATCCACGTATTGATGCTAATGAAAAAATAACAATTATTAATGCACCATCTGTAGGTGGTATTCCTCAGTTTGCAGTAAACGTTGTAAATGCTAATGTGCGTGCTATAGTTGGCACAGTAGTTCAAGTAGACAACGCTTTACCATCTACTATATTTGCAGACTCTGATGAATTAATACTTAATACTGGCTCTTTATCTTTCAGGGTAGCATATACACCTAGCGCACGTTTCTTTATGCAAGAGGTAGGATACAATGATTATAACCCTGATTATATATACGGATCTTCTTTAAGCCCTTATGCCCCTATGCTTTCTTTTGCTCAGACTAATATGGCACAACTAGGAGAGGGAGATGAACTATGCGTGCTTTACTCAGTCTTTCCAGACACAAACCAAAAGGGGAACCTCTCACTTGTCGTATCAGGAAAACTATATGCTCAAAGCCCTTTAATATATTCCACCCTAAACGCAGGGGCATTTACTATTACCCCACAAACAACAAAAGTTGATGTAATGCTGGTGGCAAGACAAAGACAATATTACATACAGAGCTATGAACTAGATGGAGACTTTTTAATCGGTAAATGGTTTGAAGAAATAAGAATATCAACACCTAGGTAATATATGACACGCTTTACTAATCATGAATCATTAAGCGCAAATGATAGCACAGAAGAACGGCTTAGACGCCTAGAAGAACGGCTTAACCTTCTAGAAATCAAACTACCACAAACTTTCTTGCAAGGAAGATTAAGAACTGATTATACCTCTGCTCCAACTTCCTCTTCCGATATTAATAAAACCGATAAACTAAATGACGTTGTCATTTTAACAAATTCGCAATATATTGTTATCAATGACAGTGGGTCATTAGCATGGCGAAAAATTACGTTAGAGAGTTTTTAGATGGTTAATATAAGAAGAGCAACAATATTTGATCACACTGAAACATTAAGCTTGTTAATAGAGTGGTTTGACGAGTCGCAAATTATTAAAGGATACGATGAGGCTGCATGCACGTGGGTAAGTAATATGATAACAAACCATTTGGTGTTGGTTGCAGAATATGAAGATAAGATAATAGGTGTAATGGGTCTTAGGGTTACGCAGATGCCATGGAATAGTAAAGATTACTACATGATTAGTGATTTTATTATGGTGGATAGAGATTATAGAACATTTGGTGCTGCACATAATTTATTAAAATCAGCTAAAGAAACAGCTGATAAAGCTGAAATGATTTTATTAATAGGAAATAATAACGGAGATAACGTAGAGTTAAAAGATCGTTATTTTTCTATGCAAGGATTTAAATATTTAGGTGGGAATTTCTCATATTGTGGAGGCATGTAATATGTTGCTAGATGGATTTAATATAAAAAGAGGGATTGCTTTTGGAGCTCCTGAAATAATGATGGCTGCTCAAGTTGCAGGAACGGCTCAAAGTATGTTTTGTGATGGTGGATCGCCTGCAACTCCATCTTATGGTCAATCTTCTAGTAATATGAGGTCAGGATATGCTGCAATGCCTAAATATTTGCAAGACATATATGAAGAGCAATTTACCCCTGCAGTGATGGATTATTTTAATTCTCCTGAAGGAAGAACTCCAAATCCTATAGCTGGATTTAATCCAACCCAACAACAATCGTTAGCTCAGGGTGGTCAAAATATTCAGCAGATTCAAGCAGGATTGCAAGATTACATGAATCCATACAATCAATTTGTTACAGATCAAATTAGACGTAATTATGGTATGGAGCAAAATAGTTTATTAGGCAACGCACAAAAAATGGGGGGAGTTGGAGCGTTAAAAAGCAGTTCATTAGGTACTCAATTGTCTCTTAATAAT